TCCAACACCATGAATCAAAACCCCGAACAGGCGTGGCGATTCTTGAGCCAAATGAGCCCTGACGCTTTCCGTCAGAAGCTCCTGTTCCTGGATGCTGCTTGATAGCTTCCGTTGAATGAAAAATAAACCCTAGTTCGCTTAAAACACGAATTAGGGTTATTTTTTTATACCGCAACTTGCAAGTTTTGTTATGGCTCCCTTTAAATCAGAAGCTCAACGTAAACTTTTTTACGCAAAAGCCGAACGTGGAGAGATTCCTGAGTCTACCGTCCGGGAATATGAGCACGAAACCCACGGGAATCTACCTGAACACGTCAAAGCAAAAAAGAAAGCCCAGAAGTATACTGAAAATAAAGGATCCTGATCATGGTTCAACATATAGGACACTCTCGGCGTCGTTCCGAGCCTACTTCTCCAGAGCTTATTGCTCAAATTGAAGCATTGCAAGCCGAATTAGCTGCATTTAAGAACGAATATCAAACCGATATGACAAATGTTGCTTTAGATATGGCTAAAATTGATGAAAAAGCAACTCCACCTGTTGCTTAATTTGCTGTAAGTATAATTTAAGTAGCCCTAAGCACGAATCTCGTGGGTTACATTTCGCTGGTCAATTATAAGTACGACACAGGTCCACACCAGCTTCAAGGTGGACCAAATCATACAGATGATAATCTTTTACTTACTCAAAAATATCTAGTAGTTTCTAGTGGGTACATTGATTCATTAGGAAATCAAGTTTCTTGGTACGGAGTTAATGACGTAGGCAACGATTATGGGCGTCCTGTTATTGGACCTCCTAATTCTGGTGCTTATGTAGTAGATGCTTGGCGAGCTGTACCTACTGCTGTCTCTGGCTTTTGGTCTGACTACGATTATAAATATTATTCACCTAGTGGTGAACTGAGCATATATAACGGTTTCCGTGGATACACCACCCAGACGATTGCAAATGCAAAAGTTTTAACTTCTTATAACCCGCAATACGGTGTGCGGGATATGGGAGCCTATACCTATTACGGCGGGTACGCACCTTCGACCCAAACATACGATCCCTATAACACACCTGCTTCTTTAACTACTTCGGAAGGTACTACGGGTGGCGGTGTTAGTCACCCACGTCACATGGGTGCTCTGTTAACTACAGAAGCTGTTGCAGGAGCAACTACAGGATCTCGTACCGAGTGGGTATATAACCCTCCGGTTTACTGTCAGACTTTTACCGAAAGTTACTATACGGGTATTCCCGGTTTTATGGGCGCTCCGACTCACTACATGTATCGAGGTAAGTCCTCTAGGTATGCTTTTAACCTAGGTTCTATTTACGGCGTGGGTGGTGAGGGTATTCGCGCTCTTCCTCATCGGTTTAGCCCTTCAGTCAATAGTAGTAATCAGAAAAGCATTTAACGCTATAAACGCGACAAGTAGTACACTAGTTACATAAAAACGATTTAAAATAAGGGAGTAGTTTTTCGGAGATTGACGCTTTGTTCGTCGATAATGATTTTCCGAAGCTGCTCGGTGCCGAACTGTATCGTCCGCATCCTGCGTACGTTGTAGAGATGGCAGCAGAGCCCGTGGTTGTTCATGATTTCTGAGCTTATTGTAAGCTAGGGAACTTCCAGGCGAAATCCTGGTCGAATAACTCCGTGAATTGCTGGAAAGCCGGACCCCTCCTCTGAGCAGGGAAGGCCAATCAGCAGCCAAGCCAATCAGAAATGGTTGGAAGGTCCAACGACTAACACTGTCAATGCTAACTCTAAGCGATTTTTCGTACCTTAAAGGTGCTTGTTTAGGAGATGGTTGCTTGCGTAAAGTAAGCAGCACTACAGCTTTACTTCAGATTTCTCATTCTGCTAAACAGAAAGAGTATCTTCAATGGAAAGCTGATCGCCTTAACAAAATCTTTAAAAGCACTAATGAAGTTAAGCCGCGAGAGGTTACTCTTTCTGGTAAAACTCATGAAGCTTGTCAATGGTGGTCTCCTTCTTCAGGGATTCTTTTACCCCTGTGGAAGGAACTGTACCCCGAAGGTCGAAAACGTTTTAGTCCTATTTTTTTAAGAGACATAGGACTAGAAGGATTAGCTCTCCTATATATGGACGACGGCAACTTGCACATCCGCAAGCGAGGTCGCAATAAACAAGGTGAGCTTATGGTTAGAGAACGCATTGTAGAGCTAGCGCTTTACGTTCCACACGATGTTGCCGTAATGATCGGTGACTGGATAGAGTGTCTTACAGGAGCATCGTTGATCCCTCGGGTTCCGATGGCTACTAAAACACCAAATAAGTGGAATTTAAGGGCATCAGGAACTGAAGCACGACGCTTTGTCGATTCGCTTAAACCTTTTGCTTGTAAAGCTATGGCCTACAAATTTGACCTTCATTATGATTCTTCCTCCAATAGAGGAAAAGCCAAATGGAGCGAGGCTGACCGGAAGGTTTACCTTCTTGAAGCCGATAAGGTGACACGAGCGCGGAGCACCCAAACAGATAACGCTGTGGGTGATGATATAGTCTTGTCACTACCGCCCTTAAGGTAGTGTGTGAGGATAAAGAGCCTCGCAGCACTCAAGATTGAGTGTAAAACAGCAAAACAACCAGGCCAAACCGTTCAGCTTGACAGGTACAGGTTCTGGGGAAACCCAGGCAGCAAGGAATCACGTGAGCGTACTGCAGAGCAAACCATCGGTACTGCTAGCAGCCGCAACATCGTTAAGGATAAGGTACTCGTAACTCTTCGTGAGTATACAGGTCCTGCAGATCCTAACGATCCTACACAGGCTAGCACTTTCAAGATCGCACGTGAGACACTGATTACCGCTCAGCGTTTGCTGCTCGATACCGGTAACCTTACTGCGTTCCACCAATCCATTGGTAGCCTCACCCTTTTGGATGACTATCGCCGGTGGCGCGATCGGGTGTTCATCAACGAACTCCTGAAAGCTGTTTCTAAGGGCAAGTCTTCAGATACCCAAGGTGGTTACTACTACCCTGGCGATTTGGCTGTTGGTTCTTTGACCTACACCAACTCTGAGCAAGCCAAGTTTGACGTTAAGGATGACCTTCTTCGGGTGGTCAAGTCCTTGCGTAAGCGTAATACCCCCACCTACCAAGATGGGTTCTACCGTTGCGTTTGCGATCCTACCTTCCTGATGCACCTGCGTCAGAACTCTGACTTCCGTGAGGTGGCTCGCTACCCCGGCAACGGTCAGATCAATCCCCTCATGTCAGCTATGCAGCCTAACGCTGCTATCTACATGGGTCAAGGTTTCGGCCAAGCTACTTTCGTGGCTGGCGAACCCATCATGCCTACTGGTTTCGTTTTTGAAGGTGTGCGATTCTTTGAATCCACCAACATGCCTTCCCAAACTGCCTCGGCAACCATCGGCGGCACTGCGTCTACTTACGACAGTGCAATCGGTATGTTCTTCGGTCCTCAGGCTGTTGGTGTTGGCATCGGTGGCAATAATGCCCAAGTGTTGCTCAACAACAACGACGATTTCAGCCGTTTCATCATGATGATTTGGAGCCTGTACGCAGGTTTTGAACTTCTGAACGCTGACTTCGTGTCTGTTGCCTACTCATTCAACGTTTGAGGAGGTAATTAACCATGACTACTAACGCTAACCAGATTCAAGTTTCCAAGATCTATCCTGGGAACTACACCAACGTTCTTCGTTACTGGCACGACGAAAAGTCTTTCCAGTTCCGTAACGCTAACGAGACCGAAACCACCTACAGCAACCAGCCCATTGGCGGTCCTGTCGGCGTGGTGTTCCAACCTGGCTGGATTGCCCAACAAGCTATTGGCTACGTCGATCTGTCGTTCCAAGCTTTGGGTACCAATCAAATCGACTATTACACCCAGGCTTACAGCTCGGGTCTGAATAGTGCTAACGTCGCGTTCACCAACGCCGCTGTAATCATTCCTTCTCCGGATGCTTACAAGGATGTTCGTGCCGACATTACTGACGGTGTTAAGGTACCTTCTGGTGCTTATGTGTATCGTCTATCCGTCCGTGTTGACGGCGGCGACGTGATCAGCAGCGGTGTTGGTGGCGGTACTACTACTCCCACTCTGGGCCTTGGCCCCGCTGTGGGTGTTGGTCTTAATACCACGCCTTCTGCTTCTGGTTTCTTTGTTACCCTTGCTGGTAGCAACAGCCGTATTGCTAACGGCTCCTTCAGCACCAATAACGTGTGGAACAGCTCTACTCTGTATCGGACTGGTACCGAAACTCAGTATAAGCTGTTTGCCGTTACCAACCTTGGTGGTGCCGCAGCTTCCGGTCTGGCTCAAGCCTCCGGTGTGTTCGATCCTCGGGCTGCTAACGG